CGAACTAAAATAAAGTCGCCTTGTTTACACCATGGTCCGTTGGGGAATCGCGTCTTATCTTGATAACAATCTGGCCCTAAGTCCACTACGAATAGCACTGTAGTAAGTAGCTCATCATGCCTACGCATTTCTTCAGGCTTAATAATGCCACTTTCAAAGGCTTCCTCTGCTTCGGGAATTGCACAAAGAATCCTATAGCCTTGCGGTCTAGGTAGTTGCTTTGCTTTTTCTTCCTGCGACTTAGCCATTAAAGCGCCAAGGTCTACCGCTTGTGATAAATCAATACTACTCATCAGAATTCTCCAGATTTTTAGCAAGGTCTAAAAGGTATGACTCTGCGGTGAGAAGACCTCGAATTTCACCACAAATAGCGCGGTACTCCGCGTAATCTTTAGCTGACGCACTGGAAACTGCATCTGCTAATTGAGAGCGCTTATCTCGATACTGCCTAAGCAATACGTCTAGCGTGTTGTCCATCATTTATTGGATTTCTCCTTTTTAATATCGTTACGAGCCCGATTAACTTCAGCTCTCTTGTACGCTATATCAGCACCAATTCGTAGTCCTTCAAGTTTGTCTTTAGATTCTTGTTGGGCTCTGTCTTTGGCGGTTTTTGCCCCGACTTGCATTCCAGCAATTTCTTTCTGTGCTGCAATACGAGACTCTTCAACACGGATTTGGTCAGCTTTAGCTGCCGCGTCAATCTGAAGTTTTTGCTGCTTAAGTTGCAGATCCTGTTGCTTAATTTGCAGTTCTTGCATTTGCATTTGGATCAGTGGGTCTTGCGCTGCTTGAGCGTTTTGCTTAGCCTTCTCTTCAGCTTGGTTCTGACCGAGAAGTTGTTGTGCAGCTTTAGCTGCTAGTTGCGAGACACGAACCTCAATAGCTTCTGGGATTCCATCTTCGTTAATTTCATCTGTAGTTGGCAATTCTGCGCCCATGATTTCTTCCATCTGACGGCGGTATTCGTAGCCAAGATGTTCTGCAATATGAGCTTGCATTGCTGCGCCAATTTGTTGTGCCATAGGACTTTGACCAACTAGACCCATAATCTTTGGATCTTGCATAGCGCCCATGTGTACTGCAATGTGGGCTTTATGGTCTTGATATAAGAAAGCCTTAACTGGCTTCATCATAAGAACGTTTTGATTCTCAGTAATTGGATCAGCTGGTTTCTTATCTTCTTGAGTGGGCACAAGTTTTGCGTAGTTTTTAATTCCCAACACATCCAACATCTGACGATGCAGTAGTGGCAAATCATATAGCTGCGGAGCAGACTGAGCTAGTTGTAAAGCAGCTTGATACTGCACTACTTTTTGCGACATAGTTGCCGCATTGGGGTCTGATACAGGAATAACGTTTACCAAATCGTAATCAGACTTCTTAGCCCTGCGACTACCTTCTTCTGGTTCAAATGAATATTCTTCTGGTGTGTATTCAGCAATAATATTCTTTAATAACTTGAACTCTTGCTTCATTGAATAGTGGATACGAGCTTGAACTGCGCTCATTACCTTCAATGTTCTTTCTAAAATTGCTAATGTAGTCCCAACTGGGGAGTTAGCAGACATATCTGATACTTTCATATCAGCAGCTGCTGCAAAGCGGCGACCTTCGTCAATGATTTGATTCATTAACTGATACAAAGTCTGGCTTGGCTCTTTATATGGTAGCGGCAGGATGTTATCGCGCATTGTTCCGCTTGGAACGTCTACATCACGGAATTCTCCTGGTGCTATTGGTGTGTCATCTCCTTTAACACGCAATCCACGGGTCTTAAAGCCACCTGGCAAGTTGCTAAGGGTGCCCGCATCAACGAGCTGACGGAGGATACTAGTTCCTGACTTAGCAAAAGCGCCGATAAGATGAATGAGACCAAAATGGTAAAAGCCAAAACCAGGAATATAACCGTAGTGAACAAAGTGGTTACGTTTCGCATTAGTTTTGTCATCAGGTTGCCAGTTTCTTCGGATAGCAAGAACATTTGACGTTCCTTTCTCGATAGTCACAACATAAGGCAGCCCAATACCTGTAGGTTTACCTTTTTTGTCTTTGTGCTCGTACCCAGGAATATCTAAGTTGACGTGCATCTCAAGAACTTTAAAGCGGTCATCCGATGTTGCACGGAATCCCATCTTTTCTGCAATCTTTTTCTCTACTTCATCCAGTGTATTAACTGGATCACCTAAGTCACACTCACGATAAAAGCCCGCAGCTTGTAAACGTAGCAATTCGTTCTTAGTTTTGCGCATAACGTGGGTTACACGCTCGGCAGTATCAAGATTGCTCGCACCATACGGCACAACAATGTCTTCTGCTGGTACAAATATAGAGGCTTGACGATCTAGTGCTGGGTCAAAGTACACTTTTTTGAACGCATTACCTGCTAAACCCAAGCCCCACAACATTCTTTCGTGCTCTGGACGGTATTCTTTCATCACATCCGTGAGCTGGTAGTTCATATCTTCTTTGACACGCTCAGCTGCGTCTTTTTTCTCTGGTGTTTCTTTACCAATAATCTCAATTTTGACTGGACCTGCGGCTGGGAACGTCTCCATCATGGTTTCTGACTGGAATTTAACGAGCGCCTCGCTCATTAATGGGTGATATACACCGCATGCGCCTTCCCAAGGCTCTGCACGTTCTTCAATTTTCATACCTAACAGCTCTAAACCGTCAACGTATGTCTGCATCCAGTCTTTACGTGCGCTAATGTCGTCTTCAAAGTCACTAATTAAGTCACTTGCCAACATTTGAAGCTCATCTTCGTCGATGTACTCAGCTAAGTTAGCGTTAAAGTCATCTTCTGACTCTTGGTCAGGCTTAATTTCTATAGTTAATGGCCCTGCACTTATCTCAACTGACTCGGGATCTTCAATGGAAATCTCTAATGGCGCTTCTTCCTGCGCCATAGTGTCCATACCCATAGGGGCTGCATAAAGACCTTTTTCCATCGCCATAATTTATCCTTAATAGTAGGGCTGTTTCCTACGAAATTCTCTTGGTTCATCTTCTTCATCTGATTCCAGACGAATAAAGCCACCACGCCTGAATCTTAACAGGGCTTGGCTCATGGAGTCCACTAAGTCGTCGTGTTCGCCCGACGGAAATGATGCAACTTCCTCAACTAGCTCATCTGCCCAACGCGTTCCAGGTACCCATACTCTACCAGATGCAAATATATCTGCAACTGAATTTAAACGAGAAATTTTATCATTACCTTTTGACGGAGTGTACTCCTGTACAGGCAAGCCCATAGCCCTTAATTCAAAAACAAGGGGTGCACCTGATGCTTTTGCCTCAACTATGAGTGAATCTGGGTTCCATTCTTTGTATTGTTCTACCGCTTTTTGCTTTAATTCGGGGAATTCCATGCGTCTTTTAAATGAATTTAAAGCAATAATATTTGCTTGTGGGCGCCCTGTATCGTCATCCATATAGAAAACACCCCACGTTGTACACGCAGAATAGTCAGCCCGTTCAGTTTTAAGAAAGGCTGTATCCCAAGACTGGATAATAAATTCGCATGGGGGTGGGGTATCCTCATTCCAATTCTGCCACCACTCTCGTTTAATAATTGCAGAGACTTCCGAGGTTGGATTTTGCATATACTGCGCCATCCATTTAGATACTGGAAGTTCTTCCCGCAGTGCAAACAATTCTTTCTGGCTCCAAAACTCAGGCCAAAGCGGGGTGTCATCATCCCAAAGTGCTGGAAACTCAATAACTTCCCAGCCTTCACCGTTTCTCTGCGCATCTGCTTTTAGTACCTGGCCCGTAAGGTCCTTTTTGGACCATCTTGTCATAACGATAATAATTGAGCCGCCTGGTTGCAGACGCTGCCGTGGTCCTGAGGTATACCACTCGTAGGTTTTGTCGTAGATATCCGAGTTAGTCTCGGCTAGAGTCGCTTCTTGTTCTGAGTGTGGGTCGTCAATAATGAGGACGTCCGCGCCCTTACCCGTAACAGCGCCCCCAACACCGATAGCGAAATAGTCTCCACCATGGTTAGTCGCCCAACGTCCAGCCGCTTTAGAGTCAGACTGCAATCCAACATTTGGGAATATCGACTTATAAACTTCTGAGTCGACCAAGTTCCTGACTTTTCGTCCAAATCCAACAGCAAGCTCTGCAGTATGGGCTGTTTCAATAATCTTTTTCTGTGGGAATTTACCCAGAAACCAAGCAGGGAGCAGATAAGACGCGAATTCACTCTTTGTATGGCGAGGAGGCATGTTAATAATAAGCCGTTTGCATTCACCTTTAGCAACCCTTTCAAATGCTCGGGCCATATCCGCATGGTGTTTACCAGCTATGAATGAAGGCCACACTTTGTTAACAAATGCCAAGAAGTCAACTGTCGCTTCTTCCTTGGTCTTGAATGTATCTAGAAGTTCTAAGTCTTCAAGGAGTCTTGCTTGCTCATGTTCTGGGAACAGATGGATGTACTTAGGGATATCCCTTAGAGACAGGTTAGCTACAACCTTTTCTACTTGTTCGGGTGTTAACTTTTCAGCTGTCGCTGTCATTTGTTCTATCTATAGCTGGCCCAAACTCTTCGTCTAGGGCATGGGTTGAACTGGGTGAGACATTCTTGACATCTACATCTACGGCGCTACTTCTAAGTAGCCGCCCGATGCGCTCTTTGATCGCACTCTCTAAGTCAGTGGAGTTCTTATAGTTGACCGTCACTTCGGATCGCTCTGTAAATAGTGCGATATCACTATGCTTGCCTAGTAACTCTAGGGCTTTAAGCTCAAACCTAGGGTCTCCACAGTTGGCTAACTCTAGTAGCTTGTTAGTAAGCGCTGACCTGACATCACTGACATCCACCGCAAGTCTTGCTGTGTACACACGTAGGAACTCTTTAGCGGCGTAAGCTGCCATCGGGTTGTTTAGTGCTTTCTCATCTTTACTCTTTAGCGCCTGGTCAATAAGCGTCTTGGTTTTCCCCAAGTTCTCAGGGTCTATCTCAGGAACGCTCGCACCTAATTGTTCAATTGCTTCTTGGGTGTTTACGGCAATACCGAGTGCCTCGACAAAGTCTTTGGGCTTGTCGTCGATTGGGTGATACGGAATCGCAACGTCGTTGGTTGGTTCTATATGTACGGTCATAAATTGTTAGCAGGAGTTAATCCAGTTTCACGAAATATAACACAACAAATAAATTAGGTGGGGTGATTTGATGCACGTACACCCCCAACGTGACTCACGTGACTAAGCCTTGTTATTTTACTTTAAAAAATTCTTTGGCTGTTGACAACACACAGCTTACCCAAAAGTCATACGCTTCTTGCGTACGGTTAAGGACTTGCTCAAACTTCTTGTACTGCTCATCAAATGTAAACATAGGGTTTCTCCTAATAGAGGTTAATAATGTGCAGTATATCACACAATTGTTGCACTGCAACATCTTTACAATCGCCCACACTTTTCTTTACAAAAAACCCCGATCGGGAAGATTTTCCTATTTCTGCCTACTTTTTAATCAGAATTGCCCGTTCGGGAAACTTTTTTATACCTATGAGTTGCAATTGAGGTTCCGTTTTGGAACCTTTAGGTATCAGTTTTTCTTTTGAGGCGCTCGTTGTAGTGGTGGATTCTGTGGCAGTTGGCGCACAGGACTATGCATTTTTTAATCTCTTCGTAGGCTTTGGCGAACTGTCCGTTGGATATGAACTGGTGGACACTGCCTTTTTTTGTACTGGGGTCTTCGTGGTGAAAGTCCATTGCTGCTATATGGCTGTACCCGCATGCCGTGCACTTAAGCGTGGCTTTGAAGATGTACCACTTTAGTCGTTCTTTAATCTTGGTGTTCTTGGTTGCTACCTTGCTTTTGTCTTTGTTTTTTGAATAGTACGTTCGGCTATATTCAGCCTGTTTTTCTTTTTTAACTTTTAGATCCTTATACGGCATCGTTTAAGCGGTATGTTTTTATTGGCTCGCTACTGTTTGCATCCACGTTGCATGCCCACTTCACTGCTTCTTCCGCTGTCAAACCCATGCGCATACAGACTTCTGCTGCCATGGCTCCAGACCCAATTGCCATAAATGATCTGATTCTTTCCCACTCTAGGTCGTCCCCGCAAGAGAACAATCCGTCTTTAGTTAGCTTTAGAAAGGAGCTGTCCGATTTAAGTTTTGGTTTTGTTTTGCTCTTCTTACTAAGGTAGTCCAATACTTTCTCGGCATCCACGTAGTTGCCAGCCACGCCCATCCAGCCACCATCTATTGCAAATACTTTTTCTTCAAAGTACTTAATCCCCGAATCAGAGTCCGTGAACTGGCTATCCGCCACAAGAATCTTTTTGCCCCAGTCACCGATGATTGT